GCATCGTACTTGTCCTGTCCCAGATCACCGCTTTCCAGCTGCGCCTTGGCCTGTTCCTGCGCTGTTTTCAGGGTGTCCAGCTTTTCCTTTGTGGATGAGATGGCATCCTTCAGGAGCTTCTGCTTCTGCGTTAGCAGCTCCGTATTGCTTGGATCAAGTTTCAGCAGCTTATTTACATCCTTCAGCTCGGACTGTGTGGTCTTGATAGAAGAATTAACACTCTTCAGGGCTTTTTCCAGACCTGTGGTATCGCCGCCGATTTCAACTGTGATGCCCTTGATTCTGCTTGCCATACATTCCTCACCTCCAGACTATGTAAATTGGCGCACCCGCCTTGGATGCGCCAATGTCAAAATTTGTCGAAATCTTCCTGTGTTGCTACCCGTTTATACTTCACGCCATCGTTAGCTTTTTCCGTCCACATATCCAGTACCAGCCCAATCGTGAGCAGATCAAGATCACGGACAGAAACGCCTAATTCCACACAGCGCAGAAGGAACAGGGGCGTGGTCATTTCCCGCTCACTTCTGCCAATCCTTTTTTTGCCTGTACATCCGTAATCATGTTCTGGCCCCACAGCTCCAGAATCTGCGGCAGGACTTCGTAGATGGAAAACATATCGAATTGGTCGAGCCACTCATCAATGCTGGACGGGATCGTATTGTCCGCATGGTAGGCCATGACATAAGCCACGTTCTCGAAGATCTCCAAATCCTCGATCTGCAGCTCCTCACCGTTCTCCGTCTTGCCCTTATAGGATTTTTCCAGCTTGGACAGGTCTTTGAAGATGTCCCGCTTGAACTTTGCCCGGTACAGGCGGGGAATCGTGGCCGAGGAACGAAAAGGCACCTTCTTGCCGCAGATTTCTATCTCTTTCTTAATCATGGCTTACTGCACCTCGCTTTCATCCGTTTCCTTTGGGGTAGGCGTGTAGACCGATTTGTACCAGTTCGTATACGCCTGCTGGTCGGTACCGTCCCCGGTACGGGCTTTCACAAGGCCGTCCGAGCGGGGATCAGCTGTAATGGAAAGGGTTTCTGTTCCCGGTTCAATGGTGTCCTCCTTGGTCTCCGACTCGATGGACGGACGGGAGGCAGAGCAGTTGTACAGCACATGGCGGATTGCGTTCACATCACCATCAAATTCAAAGAGAAGGGCGAACTTCACGCTCTCGCCAACACCGCTGTTCTCCACCAGCACACCCTTGGCATCCAGCATCTCCTGCAGAATCTCTGTACGGAACCACTCAGGAATCAGGGCAATCTCCAGATCGCCACTGTATCCGTTATTGGTCACGCTGCGGAAATACACGATACCGTCCGCATAGAACGGGCTGGTTTCACCCTCCGCATCCAGACTGATACTCACCGCGCCGGGGATGGCCTTGGGGGTGTCATAGGAAAAAGTGGTCACGCCATCCGTTTCCGTTTCGGTCAGCTTGGCAGCATGAACATTTTTCAGGTTAAACTTGACTTTGTTTCCCATAAAAATCAGACCTCCATTTCAAATGTGTAGAGGACTTCGTAGAGCCTTTCGCTCTCTATCCAGACCTCCGATTTTTCATAAAAAATGCCGTGCGTATCCAGCACAGCTTCGACTTTCTGCTCCACGGACAGATCTTTGATATCCGTGTACAGCTCTATATGCACACCGCTTATTTTGTAATAGACCTTCCCATCAGCGGAAAAATGATCGCTTTGCGGCAGAAGGTAACAGATAAACGGCGGCTCCGGGGATTCGCCCTCCGCAAAATGGTCATAAGCGAAAGGAATCCCCATTTCATTTAGCATTACAAGCAATTCATCCATTGCTCAAGCTCCTCTCTATATCCTGTTCCAGCTGCTCGGCAGCAAGCTCCTCCGCTGGTGCGATGTGTGGCCTTGCGGCTACCCGGCCACCGCCGCGCTTAGCATGGCCATGTTCCAACAGGTGCGCGATCTGATAGCGGTTTTGGGAATGCACTGTGACCTGCAACGCGCTGGAGCTTTCCTTCGTGGTTTTTACAGACCAGCTCTTGGCGTATGCCCCGGTATCTCTTGGCGCTCTGGCCTCGATCTCCTTCCGGGCAGTATTTCCAGCTTTACGAACAGCCTTCTTCACATCGCTGGCAGCAAGATCAGCATATTCCATGAGGTTTTCCATCACCGCATCTGCCAACCCGTCAATAGATACTCTTTGTGCCATCGTCACCGCCTCACTTTCTCACAGGAAAGTTTGATGCACTTTTTCCTGTAATTCATGTGATTTACAGCGGAGATGTTATATATCTCGCCGTTGAACTCCACCCGATAGTTATCCGATGTGATCTCCGCCGCCTTCTTGCACCAGCGGATTGTGAAGTCGATCTTGGAATTATCCACCACCAACCCTGCGGAGGTTTCCTCCTTGCCAGCTTCGGCACTGACCGTAGCATAACAGGTGTAGTATTCCTTCCAGACATTTATGTGGTTTCCAACCGCATCGGTCACCACCTCGTTTTTGCTGATAAAAATCCGAACATTCAGCAGCTCAATATTCATCAAAAGCCCTCCTTCCTCGAACCAAACAGTAGGGAGCGGAGGGTGAGAATCAAATCGTGGTGGTCAGCTTCCTCCCGATGCTCGTACAGATATGCTACCGTATACATTACAGCGGCTTTCCCGTTCCCGGCTCCGACCAGCACGGTATCATCATCCGTCCGAAGTACATCTTTACACAGCGATACGGAGGAGGAAATGAGGTCGGCAATTAACTGATCGTCATCCTCAAAATCAACACGAAGATACTGCTTCATTTCTTCCAGCGATACAATCAAGTACACCGCCCCCTTTCAAAAATAGAGGGAAGCGGCTCCCGAAGGACACCGCTTCCGCATCTGATCATCACGCACTCGCCTGCAGCTTCAAAATCTGCACAGCTTCCGGCAGGATCAGTTTTCCGTCCACACGCTCCTTGGCAACGTAACCGATCATGCCATTCCCGGCAAACAGCTCCCGCAGCTCAGAGAAAGAACGGGAACCCCGATCACCGATGTTGTAATACTTATAATCACCGAAGGCAATGGCATCCTCCGGCGCATAAGCAGAGGTGTGTACCGCATAACCCAACACCCGGTCAGGTTCCCCGGCCTGATAAGAAGGCTGCCAGATGTAGGCACCATTGTTGTCCTTCAGCTTACGGAGCAGGGCCAGCGTTTTGTCGTTCATGATAAAGCTGGCGCTCTTACGGTAGGGGCGCTTCAGGGCATACACCAGATCGAGCATATCGTCGGACTTGATCGCCGCAGACAGCGTACCTGCCACAGTGCCGCCGCCAACAGCAGCGAACAGGCCCAGAGGCTTTCCGGTACCATCACCATTCAGGAAAGCGTCCTCCTCCGCATTGGCGAGGGCCTTGCCGAATTGCGTGATGATATAATTCTCCAAACCAAACGCATTGTCGTACAAAAGCTCCTCCGTTACCTTAATGGCCACATGGAGCTTATGGGCATCCAGCAGAATCTGGGAGAAGGTGGCATCGCCAAAGGTCAGTGCGCCGCCTTCCTCGATCCAGCTCGCCGCAGGCTTGGTAGCAGCGATGTTGATTTTATGCTCACCGGAAGTGGTGATTGTGGTGGCAAGGCCACGCATGATATTTTCTTCCGTCAAAATATCAATCAGGCGATGGTCATATTCTTCCGGCACCAGATAACCGCCATCTGCGTCCACGCCTTCCTGCAGGACGTTGGACACGCGCTTGAAGTTGGAGCGGAAGGCATCCAGCATTGCTTTGCGGTAGGCATCGGAAGCACGGCCAGTCTTAGCCTCGTCCGCTTTGCCACTGCCCGGTTTGGAAGTGAGCGGGGTGTTTACGGGCTTGGAAAGCTCTGCCTCCAGCGCCTCCTGACGCTCCAGACGAGCGATCTCCTTGCCGAGATCGTTGATTTCCTGTTCCATCTGGGTGTAGGTGGCGTCATCCTCGGCAGTCAAAGTACCTTTCTCGGTACGATGGGATTCAAGGAATGCCTTGGCAGCATTCCATGCGGTATTGCGCTTCTCACGCAGTTCAAGAATAGTCATAGAAAATACCTCCATTAAATGTGTTGTTTGATAAGGTTCAAGCGCTCCATGAGGGAATCAACGGAGCGCTCTGGTTTGACAGGATTCGACTGGATACGGCACTTTGCCGCCAGTTTATCCATCAGGGAATTGGTAACTGCAGCACGGGAATACAGATTGGAGGCCGTGACCTCCCCGGAGACCTCGGTATCCGCTTCCTCATCGGTCTGGCGTTTCATGATCTCATCTGCGAATCCCAACTCCACGGCACTGTGGGCATCCATCCAAGTTTCCGCATCCATCAGGCGGGACAGCTTGGCGCGGGATAGTCCGGTCTTGATCTCATAGGCATTGATAATGGATTCCTTCACCTCATCCAGCATGGCGATGGCTTTCTGCATCTCAGCCGTATCCCCAAATGCGATGGTGGCCGGGTTATGGATCATCAACATGGAAACGGGGGAAACCATCACCTTCGTACCAGCCATTGCAATCACGCTGGCGGCGGAGGCGGCAATGCCATCAATTTTCACGGTGACATTGCCGGGGTAGTCCATCAGCATATTGTAGATTTGCGCCGCTGCGACACAATCACCACCCGGAGAGTTGATCCACACCGTAATGTCCCCGCTGCCGCTGGTCAGCTCGTCCTTGAAAATCTGGGGAGTAACGTCATCGTCAAACCAGCTTTCCTCGGCGATGGTGCCGTTCAGGAACAGCGTCCTTTCCTGTGTCTGCTCCTGCATCTCCTGATTCAGAACCGTCCGGTTCGTCCACTTCCAAAACTTCTTCACTTTCATCGAAATTTTCCTCCTTTCCGCTGCTGGCAGCGAATAGCCCCGCATCCTCCAGCTTTGTCATGTTGCCGTTGATCAGGTATAGGTCACCGCCCTGTTCCGGCGGGATGCGGTCAAGGTTTTCAAGTTCCCGGATATCATTTGCGGACATCCAGCCATTCTGGCGAGCAGTAGCGTAACCAGCCATACGACTTTGGTAATCGCCACGCAGAAGGCCCTCCACGTTGAACTTGACAAAATAAGCAGCCTTCTCGTTTTCGGAAAGAAGCGCCCGGTTGATGGATTGTTCCCAACGGACAATCCACGGCTCCAGCGTGTATTTCACGAACTCAAGAGACTGCTGCTCGATATTAGAAAAGCTCGACTTTTCAAGGTCACCTACCATATGAGGCGGTACCCGGAAAATTCGAGCAATTTCATCTATCTGGAATTTTCTTGTTTCCAAAAACTGTGCCTGTTCCGGCGAGATCGAGATCGGCGTGTATTTCATGCCTTCTTCCAGCACGGCCACTTTATTGGAATTACTGCTGCCACCAAATGCAGCGCTCCAGCTGTCCCGGACTCTCGCCGGGTCTTTGACCGTTCCGGGATGCTCCAAAATGCCTCCGGGGGTTGCGCCGTTGGCAAAGAACTTAGCGCCGTATTCTTCACAGGCAATCGCCATGCCAATAGCGTTCTTTGCCATAGCAATCGGCGAATAACCGACCAGCCCGTCAAATCCAAGGCCGGGAACATGAAGTACATCGGTTGGCTTCAGAATGACTGTCCCGGTTTTCATGGTCGGCGCATCCGAGTCCTGCATTTGGTACTGATAATACAGATGTCCTTTGTCATCCCGATCTACCGTCATCCGGTTTGGCATCAAAGGGTAGAGGGCCAGAACCTCACCCTTGCCGTTACGGATGATTTGTGCATAGGCGTTGCCCCACAGGAGTAGATGCGTCATTAAGGTCTCCCGGAACACAAAGGAAGTCATCTCCGGATTCGGCTCGTCATGGAGCAGCCGATACAGTGAATGGTCAATCGCCTTTTCCTTGCTGCCATCATCCCGGTATCTGTAGAGATGGACAGGCAAACCAGCAACTGATTCAGACAGAATCCGCACACAGGCATAGACCGCTGTCATCTGCATGGCAGAACGCTCATTTACATTTTTTCCAGAAGTGCTACCACCAAGAAAAAATCGGTAGGCGCTGCCGGATGTGCTATTGGTGGGCTTATCTCTCGCCCGGAAAATACCAGATAAAAATCCCATAGAATACACGCTCCTCTCTGAATGCGGCTGAAAAAATGCCGCCACTTGTAAATTTTTTATGAACTCTTACGAAAAAGGTCGAAAATCGACGATTTTGGGGTTCCCCCTTTGCGGTATATAGTGCAGCACTCCATTTTGACTGGTGGGTTACGGTATAAAATGGCACTCTAATCCCGCCGCTTGTGTTCCCCTTTGCGGTATGAGGTAGTAGCCCCACCCTTTACGGTACAAGCTGTGTTAGCCCGTAGGCACCTCTAAAAAAATAGGAAGGAAGTGATTTCATGTTTGTAGTCCGTCAAGAACGGTGCGTTGAATGCGGCACCACCTTTACAATCTCCTTGGAAGAATTCATTCAGAAACTTGACAACGGTATGAAACTTCCCAAGCGCTGTAAAGATTGCCGCAGAAAAAACCGTGAGCATCCGAATCCTTATCACGGGATTCGCTCTACCATGTATCAGTACCCATCAACGAAAGGACACCGCCAGAAAGTACATGGTGGTGCCCTTTAACTTTGAAAGGAGATCAGAATGAACAAACAGGAAAACTATGATTATGAAACCGCATTGGACGCCCTGCTGGATTATCTCCGATGGCTTCCGAAGCCTGCTGTGCAACTGCTAAATGTCCAGCGGTATCGCAAGATGATGGAAGCAGCCGCCAGATTGCAAAAGCTGGTCGCAGAAACCACACCGGAAGGCAGCATGAACATCGAGATCGATCAGGATTTCAATCTCGGTTCCATTTCTATTGAACTGCCTGAATTATCAGTGCAGCACCCACGAGCGTTCTCGCAAGTCATCCACGAAGCGGATAATTTTGAAATCTACCCATTAACCAACGGGAATGTCCGGCTGGATATTACCTTCCAGCGCATTCTAAAGCCCATCCACGGGAAGGAGGGCTTATAATGGATTACTTCCTCGCATTTATCGGCCTACTGTGGCTGACATTCCGCATCGGGAAAGAAGATGGAAAATGGGGATGCTTTACCGTCCTCATCGTAATT